TAGCAAAGCTTGGTGGGTTCAGACTGATGCTGAAAACGGTCTCATGCTCGTTATGCGTCGTCCAATGGAGAAATCCATGGAAGGCGATTTCGAAACTGATTCTATGCGTTACAAAGCAACCGAGCGTTATGCTACTGGTTGGCACGACGCACGTAACGTTTACGGTACTCAAGGCGTTTAAAAACCGCAAAGTAGTTCAGAAGCCACCCTTCGGGGTGGCTTTTTTACATTTTGGGGCGGATTTTTTGTATTTTTTGCATTAGTAGTTATAGGAAGATTAATCCCATTCTGACTGCCGATACTTCCCGGTAAGACGACTTAGAGACAGCTTGGGATACCCACTAAGAAATGGAAATAAAACATGTCTAGTACATTTACCGTACCAATGCGTTTAAATACGCGTCAAACTACCAGCAATGACGGCACAATCTCTGCCGATACAACTGGTGCCTCAATGATTTCTCAGCAAACTGCCGTTGTTGGTGGTGCTGCTAAAACTGTAGTAATTCCTGCAGGCTCAATCATTTCTAATATTAAACTTTACATTAACGTTGTTGGTGCTGCTTCACGCGCTGTTAGCTTAACAGTAAATGGCACAACTACTACTGTAGGTACAATCACAACTACTGCTTTAGGTGTTGCTAATATTGCTTTTACAGCTTCTGCTGCTGTAGCTAATTTGCTTGCTAACGTTGGTCCTTATGACTGCACAGTAACATTGGCTTCTGAAGCTGCTTCTGCTGGCACATTGTCTGTAGAGTATACTGGTCGCAATGCTGATGGCACAATCGCCCCTTACGGTTCTGGCTACACAAATAACTAATTAGAGGCCAATAATGCGTCAAGTAACTGTAACAGTACCCGCGGGAGAGACAGTATCTACTCCCGTTGTACTTGATCAATACATTGCACCGTTTCAAGTCACCTATTCAAAAACTGGTTCAGGAACAGTGCAGGTAACTGCAACTGACCCTTACCCAGTTGTAAATAGTGATTTTGTAACAGCTACTTTTGTTTGGATTACCGCACCAACTGCTGCACCAAATACCGCAACATTTTTAGCACAGCCATATCGTGCTATTCGATTGCAAGGTGCCACAGCTGGTGATACTTTAACAGTAATCCAATCTGGTATTAAGTAATGCCTGTTTACCTCGATACCCGGGGTAACAGTGTACTTTCTGTAGCAATCTGTGATAGATGCAACAGAAAGTTTCCTTATGTCGACCTCATGCCGGATCCAAATTTTCCCGGCATGAGAGTTTGCAAGGAAGACAAAGATAATTTTGATCCATGGCGTTTGCCAGCAATTCAAACAGAAAACATTGCGTTACGTTTTCCAAGACCTGATGTATCAGTCGCTATTGGTCCAATTGGTGGAAATCAATTAGTAACCAACGGTGCACCTAATGAAACTTCGCAATACGACAGTTTCTTCATTACCCAGTCTCCATACAGAGCCACATTCGCTGGCGCTCCTGGGGACATTAGTTTAGGTAGCGGTCCTGGTAAAAATATAGCAGGGTTGTATCCCACACTTAGTGGTATTACACCTAAAACAGGAAGTAAAACAGGTGGTACGCCGGTATTGATTACTGGCACACACTTAGACGTTGTAACAGACGTTAAATTTGGTGGCACATCTGCACCATTTACAATCATTAGCCCAATTCAAATATCTGCAACGACACCAGCATATGCTATCACGGGCATAGTGAACGTTGAGGTAATAGCACCATTTGGCACAGCTACCCTTTATGGCGAATTTACGTATACTTAAAATATGGCCGATAGATCAATAACACAACTACCCGTTGCTACAAACCTTACCGGTAATGAAATAACGGTAGTAGTACAAAGTGGTATCACCAAACAAGTATCTGTTTCTCAGATCGCTAATGCCGTCTCGCCTGGTAAATTAATTACCAGCGTTGCAATGACGCCTGACTATTATATTATTTTTTATTATAGCGACGGTTCAAATTCAACAATCGGCCCAATCCCCGGATTTACAGATGCATATATTGATGGCAACGGCCATTTAATTTTTGTTGAAACAAACGGTAATTTGCTTGATGCTGGTAAAGTTACTGGTAACGATGGTCAATCTGGTTATAGCGGTATTTCTGGTTACAGCGGTCAATCTGGTTTTAGTGGTCAGTCTGGTTACAGCGGTAGCGGTATCTCTGGTTACAGCGGTAGCGGCATCTCTGGTTACAGCGGCTACAGCGGCATAGGCACTTCTGGTTTTAGTGGTCAATCTGGTTTTAGCGGTCAATCTGGTTTTAGTGGTCAATCCGGTTCTATTGGTCAATCTGGTTTTAGCGGCAGTGGTATCTCTGGTTTTAGTGGTTACAGCGGCACAGGATCTTCAGGTTTTTCAGGTTACAGTGGTAATTCTGGTCTTTCTGGTTACAGCGGTAATGATGGTTCTTCAGGTTTTTCTGGTTATTCTGGTTTCTCAGGCGAAAGCGGTCAGCAAGGTACAAGTATTGTTATCAAAGGTTCTGTTGCTACTCCGGCAGACCTGCCACCAACCGGCAATACTCCCGGTGATGGTTACATTGTTTTGTCAAACGGCGATCTGTACGTTTGGACAGGAACACAATGGGATAACGTTGGCCCAATCGTAGGACCACAAGGCGATTCTGGTTATTCTGGTTTTAGTGGTGAATCAATTTCAGGTTTCTCCGGTTACAGCGGAGAATCCGGTGTTTCAGGTTTCTCAGGCGACTCTGGCCTTTCTGGTTACAGTGGTGACTCTGGCCTTTCAGGCTACAGCGGTGATTCTGGCATCTCCGGTTTCTCCGGCGACAGCGGCATTTCTGGTTTTAGCGGCGAATCTGGCGCATCTGGTTACAGCGGTGATTCTGGCATCTCTGGTTTCTCCGGCGACAGTGGCATTTCTGGTTTTAGCGGCGAATCTGGCACATCTGGTTTCTCTGGCGAATCTGGTGCTTCTGGTTACAGCGGACAATCTGGTTACAGCGGACAAGGATTTATTCCGCTATATGGTGGTGATGTTTGGCCAACAGATGGTTCATTAATTGGTACAAACGTAACTTGGACTATTGCAACTCCTCCAGGTTTTGGTGCGTTTGCAATTGGTAACTTTATTCTTTTAGTAGACGGATCAGCCGGATCTAATTATTACTACTATGGCCGAATTACTGCTATCGGAATTGATATTGGATCTGGCTTTCCTCTTTCCGCTGACATACTTGGTGACGGCGGCACACCTGTTTACATCACTTCCGGTTCTTGGACTACCCAACTAACCGGCGAAAAAGGCGCATCAGGATTTAGCGGCGTTTCAGGTTTCTCTGGTGACTCAGGCCTTTCAGGCTTCTCGGGCGACAGCGGCATTTCTGGATTCTCAGGTGAATCCGGCGCTTCAGGCGACAGCGGTATTTCTGGCTTCTCAGGCGACAGCGGCATTTCTGGTTTTTCTGGCGACTCTGGCCTCTCAGGTTTCTCTGGCGATTCTGGTATCTCTGGTTTCTCTGGTGACTCTGGCCTTTCCGGTTTCTCAGGCGACTCTGGTATCTCAGGTTACAGCGGCGATTCCGGTATCTCTGGTTTCTCCGGCGATTCTGGTTTCTCTGGTGATTCTGGTTTCTCAGGCGACAGTGGTATTTCTGGATTTAGCGGCGACAGCGGCATTTCTGGTTTTTCTGGTGACTCTGGCTTTTCTGGTTATAGCGGTGATTCAGGTATTTCTGGTTACAGCGGATCAGGTATCTCTGGTGACTCGGGCTTCTCTGGTTATAGCGGTGATTCCGGTATTTCTGGTTTCTCTGGCGACAGCGGCATTTCTGGTTACAGTGGCGACTCTGGCATTTCTGGCTTCTCTGGCGACAGCGGTATTTCCGGTTTCTCAGGCGACTCTGGTATCTCTGGCTTCTCAGGCGACAGTGGTATCTCTGGCTTCTCTGGTGACTCTGGCTTCTCAGGCGACAGCGGTATCTCTGGCTTCTCTGGCGACAGCGGTATTTCTGGCTTCTCTGGTGAATCTGGATTTAGCGGCGACTCTGGTATCTCTGGCTTTTCTGGTGACAGCGGTATCTCTGGCTTCTCTGGTGACAGCGGCATCTCTGGCTTCTCAGGCGATTCCGGTATCTCTGGCTTCTCTGGCGACAGCGGTATCTCTGGCTTCTCTGGTGAATCTGGTATCTCTGGCTTCTCAGGCGATAGCGGTATCTCTGGCTTCTCAGGCGACTCTGGTATCTCTGGCTTCTCTGGTGAATCTGGATTTAGCGGCGACTCTGGTATCTCTGGCTTCTCTGGCGACAGCGGTATTTCTGGTTTCTCTGGTGAATCTGGCTTTTCTGGCGACAGCGGTATCTCTGGTTTCTCCGGCGACAGCGGTATCTCTGGTTTCTCTGGTGATTCAGGTATTTCTGGCTACAGCGGTGACTCAGGTATTTCTGGCTACAGCGGTGATTCTGGTATCTCTGGTTACAGCGGTGATTCTGGTTTTTCTGGTATCAGAGGTACTGAATGGTTCCAAGGTCCAGCAGATCCGTTATCTACCATTCCCGGCATCCAAGACGGCGATTTCTATTTACAAACCACCAACAATACTATTTGGCAATATGCTGCCGGTATTCAAACTTGGTATTTAATTGGCAACATTTCTGGTTTCTCAGGCTACAGCGGTATTTCTGGTTTCTCAGGCTACAGCGGCATTTCTGGTTTCTCAGGCGATAGCGGTATTTCTGGCTTCTCAGGCGACAGCGGTATCTCTGGCTTCTCTGGTGACTCTGGCATCTCTGGCTTCTCAGGCGACAGCGGTATCTCCGGCTTCTCTGGTGACTCCGGCTTCTCAGGCGACAGCGGCATTTCTGGATTCTCAGGCGACAGCGGTATCTCTGGCTTCTCAGGCGACAGCGGTATTTCTGGCTTCTCTGGCGACAGCGGTATTTCTGGTTATTCTGGAAGCGGCTTATCTGGATTCTCGGGTTTCTCCGGTGTTGGAACATCCGGCTTTTCTGGTTTCTCTGGTTACAGCGGATCTGGTATCTCTGGTTACAGTGGCTCTGGCATCTCAGGTTTCTCAGGTTACAGCGGTGATTCCGGCATTTCTGGCTTCTCTGGCGACTCTGGTATTTCTGGTTTCTCTGGTGACTCCGGTATTTCTGGCTTTTCTGGCGACAGCGGTATTTCTGGCTTCTCTGGTGAATCTGGCACTTCAGGCTTCTCAGGTGAATCTGGCACTTCAGGCTTCTCGGGCTTAAGTGGATTTTCAGGCATCTCTGGTTACAGCGGATCTGGTATTTCTGGTTACAGCGGTACTTCAGGTTATAGCGGCTCTGGCCTTTCTGGATTCTCTGGCTTCTCTGGCTACAGTGGCTCTGGTATTTCCGGTTACAGTGGTGAATCTGGTTACAGTGGCTCTGGCATTTCAGGCTTCTCTGGCTTCTCTGGCTCTGGCATTTCCGGCTTCTCTGGTAAATCCGGTTATAGTGGCTCAGGCATCTCTGGCTTCTCCGGCGATTCTGGTATTTCTGGCTTCTCTGGCACTTCTGGCTTCTCTGGTTACAGTGGCGACTCTGGCTTCTCCGGCGACAGCGGTATTTCAGGCTTCTCTGGTTACAGTGGCGACTCTGGTATTTCTGGTTTCTCTGGCGACTCTGGACTTTCAGGCTTTTCTGGCGATTCTGGCATTTCCGGCTTCTCTGGTTACAGCGGCGATAGCGGCCTCTCAGGCGATTCTGGTATTTCTGGCTATTCAGGTACCTCCGGTTACAGCGGAAGCGGTGACAGCGGTTATAGTGGCTTCTCAGGCTATTCTGGAAGTGGTTTGTCTGGTTTCTCTGGTTACTCTGGTATTGGTACCAGTGGTTTCTCCGGTTTCTCTGGCTACAGTGGATCCGGTGTATCTGGTTACAGCGGCTTCTCAGGTGACAGCGGTATTTCTGGCTTCTCGGGCGACAGCGGTATTTCCGGTTTCTCAGGCGACAGCGGTATCTCAGGCTTCTCTGGTGACTCTGGTATCTCTGGCTTCTCTGGTGACTCTGGTATCTCCGGCTTCTCTGGCTACAGTGGTATCTCTGGTTACAGCGGTTTCTCCGGTATCTCAGGTGCTTCCGGTTTATCTGGCTTCTCAGGTGAATCTGGTTACAGCGGCTCTGGTATTTCTGGTTACAGCGGAGACTCAGGTTATAGTGGCTCTGGCCTAAGCGGTTTCTCTGGCTTCTCTGGTTACAGCGGTTCTGGTATTTCCGGTTTCTCTGGTGAATCAGGTTATAGTGGTTCTGGTATCTCAGGCTTCTCTGGTTATTCCGGTATTGGTACATCAGGCTTCTCTGGCTATTCTGGTTACAGCGGCTCTGGTGTTTCTGGTTTCTCTGGCGACTCTGGTATTTCTGGTTTCTCTGGTGATTCAGGCTTCTCAGGTTACAGTGGCGACTCTGGCTTCTCTGGCTACAGCGGTGACTCTGGTATTTCTGGTTTCTCAGGCGACTCTGGTATTTCCGGCTTCTCAGGCGACTCTGGTATCTCTGGTTTCTCAGGCGACAGCGGTATTTCTGGTTACAGCGGCTCTGGTATTTCAGGCTTCTCCGGCGACTCTGGCATCTCAGGCTTCTCTGGCGACTCTGGCTTCTCTGGTTACAGCGGAAGCGGTGTAAGCGGCTATAGTGGCTTCTCTGGTTACTCTGGCAGCGGCCTATCTGGCTTCTCAGGTTACTCTGGCATTGGCACCTCTGGCTTCTCAGGCTTTTCTGGTTATAGTGGATCTGGTATCTCTGGCTTCTCTGGTGATTCTGGTATTTCTGGCTTCTCCGGTGTTTCAGGTGACTCAGGCTTCTCTGGTATTTCTGGTGACAGCGGTATCTCCGGCTTCTCCGGTGATTCTGGCATTTCTGGCTTCTCTGGCGACTCTGGTATTTCTGGCTTCTCTGGCGTATCGGGCTTATCAGGCTTCTCTGGTTATAGCGGCATAGGCGGGACATCAGGCTTCTCTGGTTACAGCGGCGCATCTGGTATTTCTGGCTTCTCTGGCGAATCTGGATTCTCTGGTTACAGTGGTGACTCAGGCTTCTCTGGTGACTCAGGCTTCTCTGGCCAAAACGGTGACTCTGGTTACAGCGGTGACTCTGGCTTCTCTGGTTACAGCGGCTCTGGTTTGTCCGGTTTCTCTGGCTTCTCCGGTATCGGTACTTCAGGCTTCTCAGGTTTCTCTGGTTACAGCGGATCTGGTATCTCAGGCTTCTCTGGTTACAGCGGTATCAATGGTGACTCTGGCTTCTCTGGTTACAGTGGTATCGATGGCACATCTGGCTTCTCTGGTTACAGCGGTATTGATGGTACATCTGGCTTCTCAGGCTTCTCTGGTTACAGTGGTGCTCAAGGTACTTCAATCAACCTCAAAGGCACTGTTGCAACTCCAGCAGATTTGCCATTAATTGGTAACCAAGTTAACGATGCATATATTGTTTCATCTAACGGTGACTTGTATGTATGGAACGGCACATCATGGTTTAATGCTGGTCCAATCGTAGGCCCACAAGGCGACTCAGGCTTCTCTGGTTACAGCGGCACATCTGGCGCGTCTGGTATCTCTGGTTTCTCAGGTGACTCCGGCATTTCTGGCTTCTCTGGTGACTCTGGTATTTCTGGCTTCTCAGGGGACTCTGGCATTTCTGGCTTCTCTGGTTACAGCGGCTCTGGTCTATCAGGTTTCTCTGGTTATAGCGGTTCTGGTGTTTCCGGTTTCTCTGGCTTCTCTGGTTACAGCGGATCTGGCGTATCTGGCTTCTCAGGTGAATCGGGTTACAGTGGTTACAGTGGCTCTGGTTTATCTGGCTTCTCTGGCTATAGCGGTTCTGGCATTTCTGGTTACAGCGGATCTGGTGTATCTGGTTTCTCTGGTTACAGCGGTCAGTCTGGTTACAGCGGTACTCCAGGTAACTCAGCTAACTTCTTTCAATACCAAGCAAACACATCAATCAGAACAGGTTACCCAACCGACGGTCACTTGTTATGGAATAATGCTACACAAACTAGCGCAACATCCATTAATGTTAGCCACCTCACTGATACTAGCTTAGACGTTGATATTTTCTTGGCTTCCTTAAAACAAGGCCAACAATTTACCATCCAAGCTCAAACTTCAAGTGCAGACTACCAAGTTTGGCAAGTTTCTGGTACTCCAACTAACACCAACCCTGGTGCGTCTAATAGCTACTGGACTTACCCAGTAACATTAGTATCGTCTAATGGTCAAGGCACAACTAACTTTAGTAATAATGAAACGTTGATTCTGGCTGTTGTTCAAGGTGTGTCTGGTTATTCAGGATACTCTGGCTACAGCGGTGCAGCGGGTGCTGGCGGTACAATCGGTAACTGGGGTTCGTTCTGGGATACTACAACTCAAACAACAACTGCAAATACACCAACAGTAATTACTTTAAATACTGCTGATCCAAATAATACTGGAGTATCGGTTGTTAGCGGGTCAAGAGTAACTTTTGCCAATGCTGGAACTTATAGCTTAACCTTTTCTTTACAATTTACAAATCACAGCACAGCATTAGGAAGCACTCAAGTTTGGCTAAAGAAAAATGGCACAAATATTCCAGATAGTAATACTCATTATGATGTGCCAGACAAACAAGGTAGCGCTTATTCATCCAATGTATTAACTGTTAATTTTGCATTTAATGTTAATGCAAATGATTATGTAGAGCTTTATTGGGATACAGCAAACACTTCTGTTTATTTAGAAACTATTGCTGGCAATGGAACTTATCCAGAAACACCATCAGTAATTTTTACTGCAACTCAGGTAATGTACACCCAATCGGGTTACAGCGGTGCTTCAGGCTTCTCTGGTATCTCTGGTTATAGCGGTGCTAACGGAACTTCAGGCTTCTCCGGTTATTCAGGTTACAGCGGTTCCGGTGTATCTGGTTTCTCTGGTATCTCAGGTTTATCTGGTTACAGTGGTTCTGGCTTGTCAGGCTTCTCTGGTTACAGTGGCTCTGGTGTTTCTGGCTTCTCTGGTTACTCTGGTTACAGCGGCTCTGGTATTTCTGGATACTCAGGTATTTCTGGTTACAGCGGCTCTGGTATCTCTGGTTACTCTGGCTACTCTGGCGCATCTGGTATCTCTGGATTCTCTGGTGACTCAGGTACCTCTGGCTTCTCCGGTGACTCTGGCATCTCTGGATTCTCTGGTGATTCTGGTTTTTCTGGTGACTCTGGTATCTCAGGATTCTCTGGCATCTCCGGATTCTCCGGCGCGTCTGGCATCTCTGGATTCTCCGGCGCGTCTGGCATTTCTGGATTCTCTGGTACATCTGGTATCTCAGGCTTCTCTGGCGACTCTGGCATCTCTGGTTTCTCTGGTTACAGCGGCTCTGGCGTATCTGGTTTCTCTGGTTACAGCGGTTCTGGTATCTCCGGCTTCTCTGGCTATTCTGGTTACAGCGGATCAGGTATCTCAGGCTTCTCTGGTGCTTCTGGATACTCCGGTATTGGCACATCAGGCTTCTCTGGTTACAGCGGTTACAGTGGTGTAAACGGAACTAGCGGTTTCAGTGGTGCATCGGGTATCTCAGGCTTCTCAGGTACATCAGGCTTCTCTGGCGACAGCGGTATTTCAGGTTTCTCTGGCGACAGCGGTATCTCTGGATTCTCTGGCGCGTCTGGCATCTCTGGATTCTCTGGTGCATCTGGTATTTCAGGCTTCTCCGGCGCATCTGGTATTTCTGGCTACAGTGGAACTAGCGGCGCATCTGGTATCTCTGGATTCTCCGGCGCCTCAGGCATTTCCGGCTTTTCTGGTATCTCTGGCATCTCTGGTTACAGTGGCTCTGGCATCTCAGGTTTCTCTGGCTACAGCGGATCTGGCGTATCTGGTTTCTCTGGTTACTCAGGCTATAGTGGTTCTGGTGATTCCGGATACTCTGGTTACTCTGGTTACAGTGGTATCGGTACCAGCGGATTCTCTGGTATTTCTGGATACTCTGGTATCTCTGGTTACAGCGGAACCAACGGAGCTTCTGGTATCTCTGGTTTCTCAGGCGCCTCAGGCATCTCTGGTTACAGTGGCTCTGGTATCTCCGGCTTCTCTGGCGCATCTGGTATCTCTGGTTACTCAGGCAGCCCAGCTTTAGCAACCTATGTAAGAACAAGCTTCACTGCTACTGGTGGTCAGACAACATTTAACGTCACCTACACAGTTGGTTACGTTCAAGTTTACCTAAACGGCGTATTGCTTAATGCCACTGATTACACAGCTACCAATGGCACTACTGTTGTATTAACAAGTGCAGCAAGCGCCGGCGACATCGTAGAAACAGTTGCTTATGCTGTCGTGGCTGTCGCATCAGGTACTTCTGGTTACAGCGGTCTATCTGGTTACAGCGGCTCTGGTGTATCTGGTTACTCTGGTTACAGTGGTTCTGGTGTATCCGGATTCTCTGGTACTTCAGGTTACTCAGGTCTGGGTTTATCTGGTTACAGCGGTACTTCTGGTTACAGCGGTATTGGTACTAGCGGCTTCTCTGGTATCTCTGGTTACTCTGGCTCTGGTTTAAGTGGCTTCTCAGGCTTCTCCGGTTACAGCGGATCTGGTTTATCTGGTTACAGCGGTACTTCTGGTTACAGCGGTATTGGTACTAGCGGTTTCTCTGGTTTCAGTGGTATTGGAACTAGCGGTTACTCTGGTATTTCTGGTTACTCAGGAACTAACGGTTCAAATGGTACATCTGGTTTCTCTGGTATCTCTGGTTACAGCGGCGCAACAGGTGGCACCGGCGGTACTGGTACTTCTGGTTTCTCTGGCTACAGTGGAACACCTGGTTCATCAATATTAGGAACTGCAAATACTTGGACTAATACCAATACTTTTAATAATACCATCACTGGTTCTATTACTGGTAATGCTGGAACAGCTACTACTGCTACAAACCAATCAGGCGGAACAGTAAGCGCAAGTACAGGAACATTTACAGGGTCTATAACAGTTAGTTCGGGAAATGTTTCTAATAATGGTATTATCCTTGCTGATGACGGTGATATTGTTGACCCGAACACTGGATATTGCGCTATGCGATTTAGCTCAGGCGTTCAAATTTATAGTGGAAATAGGACTGGGTCAGCAGTTATAACTCTTGCTAGTAGCGGAGCAATAACTGCATCTAATAACATCACTGCCTATTCGGATGAACGAGTAAAGAAAAACTGGAGATCTGTCCAAGAAAACTTTGTAAGTAAATTGGCAAAAGTTAAATCTGGAATTTACGATAGAACAGATATTGAGGCAACTCAAGCGGGTGTTTCAGCGCAATCCTTACAAGAAGTTTTATCGGAAACAGTGGTAGAAAATGAAGAAGGAACTTTATCCATAAACTATGGCGCTGCTGCTATGGTTTCTGCTGTTGAACTAGCAAAGATTGTTGAAGAATTACGTGCTAAAGTTACAGAACTGCAAGCTGAAATCGAAAAACTTAAAAAATAATGTAGTATAATATAAAGGTTTGTACAAACCTTTAAAGGAAAAACATGAAATATAGTATCGTTATACCAACGTATAACAATTGCGAGAAGTATTTAAAACCTTGCATAGATTCAATCATCAAATATACTGACATGACCAACGTAGAGTTGGTTGTATCAGCAAATGGATGCAAGGACAATACTAAAGCATATTTGGATTACCTACAAACCGCAGTGCCTAATTTGCAAGTGGTTTGGAGCAACGAAGCGTTAGGTTTTCCAAAAGCCGTTAACAACGGTATTAAAGTAGCTAAGGGATACAAAATTGTATTGTTAAATAACGATACGGTACTATTAGATCAGCCAAAAAATAGATGGTTAGATTACTTAGATGTTGGTGATATTTCTGGTGTATTGTTTAACTATTCAGAAATCACCAAACGCAAGTTCATAGTATTTTTCTGTGCAATGATCGATAAAAAAGTATTTAATTCGATTGGGTTGCTAAATGAAGAATACAAAACTGGCGGTTGTGATGATATTGAGTTTTGCTTAAAAGCCGAAGAGGCTGGTTTTACTTTGGTAGATACCAGCAATGAAGGCCGGTTCCCAATATACCATGTGGCCGAAGGCACAATGCACGATGAAAAATTGGTGCAAGAGTGGAAGCAAAAGTTTTTATTAAATGAGTTGCTTTTAGCAAAGAAATATAATAAAGAGTGGTACTACTGGCGCTTGTCAAATAACTACGAGCGAGCTGTTTTCCTAAAAGGCGATGAAGTTTTTCCAAGGGAAACACAACGGTACGAATGGGCAGCTAAAAATATTCTAGGCACTAACGTTTTAGAAATTGGTTGTTCTACAGGATATGGAGTACAGTTTTTTCCGATGCGCACCAAATATTTGGGTTTAGATTATGACCCGATTATTGTGGATGTAGCAAAAGACCAGAAATGGGGTGAAAACTGTGATTTTGATTGGGCAGATATTAATAACTATCAGCTTGGTCAATACGATACCATTATTGCGTTTGAAGTGGTTGAGCATTTAGATAATGGTATTGAGATTGTTGAGAAGTTAAAGTTACACTGCAAGCGGTTGTTAATTACCGTGCCACACAATGAACCAAAAGGTTTTTGGGGTGAGCACCACAGATTGCACGGGTTAACAGAAAAAGATTTCCCGGGTTTTGAGTTTACTTACATTAGCCACAACGGTAATATTTCTAATACCATGGTGCCAGTAAGTAACGACAATATGAGCAACCTGATGATTTGCAGGTGGGACAATGAGTAAGGTTTTATGCTCGGTGGCGACACGGGGGCGCTACTTTACAACATTGCCCCTGGTATTAAACGCGATTATTAATCAAAGTAAACCAGTTGATAAACTGATTATTTTTGATGATAATGATGAGCCGCAAGACATGCGCAAGGAAATGATTTATTCATATTTCTTTAAAATGTTAGATTTAAAAGCAATTCCTTGGGAATGGGCGTTTGCAGAGAAAAAAGGCCAACACCACATTCACCAACGAGCAAATGACACTGCAGTAGAACATGGTTATGATTGGGTGTGGCGTTGTGACGATGATGCAATCCCAGAACCAGATGTATTAAAAACGTTATACAAACACATTGGCGATGATGTAGGTGCAGTTGGTGGTTCAATATTAACCCCACCAAATTTGTTTGAAAATATTAACGCCACTGGTAAAATTGACAACATTGATAATGAACCAAACGTTCAATGGAGTCCTATTAATCGGGTTAAAGAAATTGAACATTTACACTGCTCTTTTTTATATCGCGCTGGGGTGTACGATTATAATACTGGTCTTTCACGGGTAGCACACCGAGAAGAGACTTTATTTACTTACGGTTTGTTTCAAAAAGGTTATAAAGTTTTGGCGGTGCCTGGTGCAACAACATGGCATATGAAGAATCCTGAAGGCGGGATTCGTAGCGAAACAAAACAGGGTCTTTATGAACATGATGAAAAAATCTTTAGAAACATTTTGGCTCACAAAGATAAAACCATCGTTGTTCTCAATTGCGGTCTGGGTGATCACGTTGTTTTCAGTCATGTATTACCTGAACTTGTCGATCCGGTGGTATTTACTTGCTACCCTGACGTAGTGCCCGGTAGATCAATTGCAGAGGCGCAGCAGTTGTTTGGTAGTTTAGAGCCATATAATATTTATAAAAAGATGGCAACATGGAAGTGGAAAGATAGTCTAGAAAAAGCATACAGAAAGCTTTACCTATGATTATTATCTCACCATATTCCAAAAAATTAATAAGCGGTAAACAAAACCCGAAGAATTATCCGTATTGGAAAGAACTCATTAGTCAAATCAATAAGCCAATAGTTCAAGTAGGTGTGGAGGGTGAGGAACAACTAGTTCCCGACTTTAGAAAAAATTTACCGCTTGCAGAATTACGAAAACTGATAAAAGAATGCCAAACTTGGATTTCTTGTGACAGTTTTTTGCAGCATTTAGGATGGGACGAAGGAAAACCTGGAATAGTATTGTGGGGCCCTTCTGATCCGTTAATATTCGGACATCCTGAAAACATTAACCTATTAGCAGATCGTGCACATTTAGTGCCAAATCAATTCCTTTGGTGGGAAGCGACAGAACACAGCAATATACGATTTGTTAAACCTGAAGAAGTATTAAAGCATTTAAACAAGGGATAACATATGGCAGCATCCGGTTATACATCACTGAGTCTTTACCATAGCAGCACACCGTCTGCTGTGCCGACGGCTGGCAATTTAGTTGCTGGTGAATTGGCAATTAATACCGCCGATGGAAAACTGTTTTATAAAAACGCCTCAGGTATTGTACAAAACTTAACTGGTATTTCTGGTGGCAGCGGTGTTTCTGGCTACAGCGGCTTTAGCGGCGCAACCGGAACTTCTGGTTTTAGCGGCGCAACCGGATCCAATGGATCAACCGGAGCATCCGGTTTCAGTGGTTACTCTGGCGCTGCTGGAGGTGGCGGATCGGCTGGACTAACAGCACAACTCTTTTTATCAAATGGCACATTTACTGTACCAGCGGGGGTTTCTTTAATAAAAATAATTTGTATTGGCGGTGGTGGTGCTTGTGGGTATGATACTGGTTATGAAAATTATGCTGGATACGGCGGATATGCTGAAGGATATTACACAGTTTCACCTGGCGGAACATATTCAGTAACTGTCGGCGCTGGAGGCGCTGGACAAAATTCTAGTACATATGGAAATAACGGTGGTGCAAGTTCATTTAGTACCATTATTAGTGCAACTGGTGGTCAAGGGCAGCAAAATTATTTTCCTGGAGCTAATGGTGTTGGAATTAACGGAACAGTGCGAAATATAAATATTGGGATTGTTCAAACAGTATTTGTAGGGACCATTACAAGCGATAATAACGGTTCTCCTGCAAATAGACCGGCACAAACTTGGAATATTAATTCAAGTTATTCCCCTGGAAGTAGGGGAGCTGGTTGGGGTGATTACGCTTCTGGCGCACCCGGCTGGAGCGGCCTTGTTTTAGTTGAATGGTAATAGGAAAATAAAATGCAAGCATTAATAGATCCAACATCGTTAGTTCAGTACGTGTCTTCTTGGAATACGACAGTTACACCAAATGTGCCAGTACTTTCTACATACCCAAATAGCGCAAGAATATGTCAAATTGAACCTGACTCAGATGTCTTTCAAGTAGCAGAACCTTTATTTTGGACAGCTTGTTCAGATACCATTAATACTTATGAATTTTATTATGATACTGCTGATCAAAGTTTTAAACCAATTGTAAACGTGCCTAAACCAGCACCAACTCTTTAATTTCAGGAACGCTTTATGACAATCCCACGTAATTTTTCCAAAGTTGCCCCAGGAGCCAGTACCGCTGGTGTCCTTGGTATAACTAAGGGAGGCACCGGGTTAGATACAGTTGGTATTTCGGGGCAGGTACTAATATCTGACGGCACGGGTTTTGCTTTTGCAACCGGACCCACCGGAGCATCTGGCACTTCTGGATTTTCTGGCGCATCGGGTATTTCCGGTTTTTCAGGAGCATCAGGTATTTCTGGATATTCTGGTATTGGCACATCCGGTTTTTCTGGTTACAGTGGTTCTGGTATCAGTGGTTACTCTGGTTACTCTGGTTACTCTGGTTCTGGCGTATCGGGATTTAGTGGCACTTCTGGCTACTCTGGTATTGGCACATCAGGCTTTTCTGGTTACAGCGGTATCAATGGCACTAGCGGTTTTAGCGGCGCAGTAGGCACTTCAGGTTTCTCCGGCATTTCTGGCTACTCTGGTTCCGGCGTATCTGGTTTTTCTGGTTACAGCGGTTCTGGCGTATCAGGTTTTTCTGGTTACAGCGGTTCTGGTGTATCTGGTTTTTCTGGTTACAGCGGTTCTGGTATCTCTGGTTACAGTGGTATTGGCACGTCAGGTTTTTCTGGTTACAGCGGAATCAACGGATCTAATGGAACCTCTGGTTTTAGTGGTATCTCAGGTTACTCTGGTGTTTCTGGTTTATCAGGATATTCTGGTTCTGGCCTATCAGGTTTCTCTGGTTATAGCGGCTCTGGTATATCAGGCTTTTCTGGTTTTTCCGGTTACAGCGGTTCTGGTATCTCTGGCTACAGTGGAGCAGTAGGTACATCTGGTTTTAGTGGTCAAGTAGGTACTTCTGGTTTTTCTGGTATATCAGGTTTCAGTGGTAGATCTGGTTTCTCTGGTTCAACAGGACCAACAGGACCAACGGGTACTGGATCACCTGGGCCAACTGGACCTACAGGTGGTCCCGGACCTACTGGCTCGCCGGGACCTACAGGCGGCCCCGGACCAACAGGACCAACAGGACCAACAGGACCCCCCGGAGCCGGTGCATCTACATCCTTTAATACTGTAGGTAGTTATTCTTTTGTTGGTGGTAATTTAGGCAGCCTTCAAAGTTTTACTGCCGGTTCAAATTATTCCGCTGGTTTTGGTAACAACCAAATTTTTGCTTATGCTGGTTTTGCTTGCGGTGCTGGTTATCAAGCTTTATCGGGAACTTGGAAGTGGATGGCAGCTTCTGTAAATATTGGTGGATGTGGGGGAAGTGCTAATGGAAACATTGCGGTTCGTATCGCTTAATTAAAGGAAAAAATTTTGGCGCATTTACCAATTTGGTATCTTGGACAAATTTCGGAAGAAGAATGTAATAAAGCAATTGAAGAACTTAAAAACATTCCGTCAAAAGACGCGGTAATGGGCGCCAATGGTGAAGTTGCTGATAAAACTAATCGAGACACCACGGTTCATTTTGCTGGTAAAGAACATTGGTTTGGTTTAATTATGCACCAATATGGTTTAAAAGGCAATACAGAGTGTCGGTGGAACTTTGATTTGAATAATTTTGAAGCCGTGCAATTTGCTCAGTATGGTCCTGGGCAACATTACAATTGGCATATCGATACATTCCTATTGTCTGCTAGGGGATACGATCGCAAAGTAACTGTGGTTTGTCTTATGAATGACCCATCTGAATTTGAAGGTGGTGAGCTACAATTACGATTTGAAAGACAAGAATACACTGCGCCTTTAAAAAAAGGTTCTGTAATTGCGTTTCCTTCGTTTATAGAGCATCGTGTAACCCCAGTAACTTCAGGAATAAGATATACTTCAACAATGTGGATTAATGGACCAGAGTTTAAATAAAATATGTTAACTATTCAATACGCTAAAAACCCTTTTTACAACGACCCCGACAATGTGACTGTTTTTTTAACGGTTAAATTTGAAGAAATGGCGGAAGAATTGCCGTTTACAGCAACTCCTTATGATGATATGGATTACGGTCGTCAATTATGTTTTAATGCAAAAGCTGAACTTTATGGTCCAATAAAATCGTGGGAAGAAAATCCTTATTACACTCCACCTGTTGGATTAGACCAACCAGCTACTAACGGCACACAACAAGCATGACGATTTACGGTATTTATCCTAATTCAACACCTGAATTTCGAATTTTTCAAAAAGAAAACAAAAAATTTGAAATGCAAGTGCGTTATATAAATACACAAATGAAGTATACCGGAAAATGGATGCCTGTTAAAACGGAACAAGAAAATGGTTCAGCAAGCATTTTTAAAACATAGTTTTACCTACGATGGTGCACAACTTAATGTGTACCACGCCGATAAAGGTCAAGGATTACCGAAACACCAACACAGCTATTCTCATGCAACTATGTGCAACGCGGGGTCTTGTTTAGTAAGTCTTGAAGGTCGTAGTTACACAATCAATAAAGATAGCCAACCTCTCAATCTTCCCGCGGGCGAATGGCACGAAATTGAAGCACTAGAAGACGGGACTGTATTTGTTAATGTATTTGCTGAAGGAAAGTATTAAAACTTATGGCAACATATTTACCTAGCTCTGGCGCAATTTCACTAAACGACATCAATAATGTGTTTGGTCGTGGTCGTAATTTAAACGCTTACAGAGGCACTACTTATTACACAGCAAGTGGTGGACCGTTTACTTTTTCAAGTGGCGCGATATCCATGAATAGTTTTTATGGAACTGGACCAAGCGCTAACTTCACACTTGCTTTTAATAACGGGGATGACTTTTATCTTAATACTCAAGTCATTGGTATGACTTATTCTCAAATATATATTAACACCGATGGTTCAATAATTAGAAATACTAGATTTAACGAAGCAACCGATAGAGGTCCAACCGCTTGGGGAAGCCCTTTAACTGGAGGCGTTGGTTCTTCTTATGAATTTAGGGTAGTTATGTCTTCTGTTTATACTGACGGTGGAACATTTACAGTTGCTGGTGTTACTTACTCTTCAGCTACTACAACACCTTGGTACACACTTTCAAGTAATCGACTTATATTAGCTGATTCCTATTACTATGAAGTATATTCTTATGGCACCATAGAAATTCGCAATATTTCAACACTTGCAACAATATCACGTGGATACTATATACGTGCTCAGGGTGATAACCCTTAATGGATATGATTAAAGAAGCCAAACACCTAGTTAAGTTATTCTTAGTGCGTACTGGTTATGCTGGTATTACTTTGCCCCCATTTGGTATTTACATACTCAAAGAGCGCATGAACGAAACAACTCTTAGAAACCATGAGCTAGTTCACTGGGAACAGTATAAGAAGTTGGGTGCTATTGGTTTTTACGCAAAGTACCTGTATTACAACTTTAAATACGGCTATTGGAACAACCCAATGGAAGTAGAAGCTAGACAAAAATCTATTTAAAAAAAATAATATGAACGAACAATTCCCCGATCCATACAAATACGGAAAATTAGTTGCCCAAGTAGAGGCAATGGAAAAGAAGATTGATAAGCTTGAAGCTGGCATGGAAGAGCTTCTTGAACTTGCCAACCGTTCCAAAGGCGGATTTTTTGCTGGCATGGCTGTTGTGTCTGCCGTCTCAGCGCTTGTCGGATATATAACTCACCACTGGATGAAATAACATGGAACAACAAACATACATTGAAACCGCCAAAGAAGTTGCTGGCAAAGCAATTGGCAAACATGGCCTAGTGTACATTACCATTATTGTGGCGATGGGTGTGGGCGCTTCTATTGTGCTTGAAGAAGGCAAGATGGCTGCGGTAATGGGCTTGCTTGGTGCTTCTTTAACCGCTTTAATTTCTATGCTTAATGGTGTGGCCGGTGCTAATCCTAAACAAGAGAAGCCTGAGTTTGAAATTATGAAAGAACTTATTTCACGTTTAGACGGTATGGCTGACCGCGACCCAATGAGCGTTGAAGTTCATGGTGACAAAGTTGTGGTTAAAAAAGGTGAGCACGAAACTGTTGTTGGTAAAAAATAATGTTAGGAATTGATGACATCATTGGCGTAGGAATGAAGCTGGTTGACAAGCTTATTCCTGACCCAGCACAAAAAGCACAAGCTCAGTTAGAGTTAGCTAAACTAGCCCAAGACGGCAAATTAGCGGACATCCAAGCTGACATTAACGAAGCCCAAGAATTGACAAAACGTCAGCAAGCGGATATGACATCCGATTCTTGGTTATCTAAAAACATTAGACCAATGACCCTTATAGCAATTCTAGCAGGGTATTTTGTATTTGCCATGATGTCCGCTTTTCATATGGACACCAATACCAAGTACGTTGAGCTGCTTGGCCAATGGGGTATGCTTATTATGTCTTTTTATTTTGGCGGTCGTACGCTAGAGAAAATTATAGACATGAAAGAAAAATCAAAAGAATAAACCCCGATTTGCGATATACTAGCGCAAAGTAAGGAGTAAAAATGAAAAAATTCATAGCAGTACTGCTGTGGGTTCTGGGCGTGGCCGCAGTAATCCACTTCACAAATCGTTACACCCATATTGAAGAAGATATCATGGCAATAGCAAAATCTACCCTTTCCTTTATTACCAAGGAAGAAGGCGCCCGTAACAAAGCATACAAGGACTCTAAAGGACTTTGGACAATTGGCGTAGGCCACCTTATCAAATCCGATGAACAGCACCTGATTACAGCCACCCTGACAGACGAACAAGTAGAAGACCTACTTAAAAGCGATTTAAAGTGGTGTAGTGAGGCCGTAGAGAACTCGGTGAAGGTACCCCTTCAGCAGAACCAATTTGACGCCCTATACAGCCTGTGCTTCAATATTGGGGGCACTGCCTTTAAGAACTCTACCGTAGTCAAGCGAATTAACGCTAATGACCTTCCAGGGGCCGCGGATGCTATTTTGATGTGGAACAAACCGGCAGTCTTACAAAAACGCCGGGAACGAGAAAGAGCGCTGTTTTTAGGGGCGTAAATTGCTTTATTTTTGCATTAGTGTATATAGGACAACTTAAAGGAACTATCATGGAAGGCTTCAAAACAAATCCAAAAATGGCAAAAAATTTGCCCTGCTACAAAGAAGGCGGCGCTGTTTATAAATCACGTCATTCTGAGAAAAAAGAAATGAGTGAGGATGTAGCCCAGGACAAAAAGATTGTCAAAAAAGCTTTTTCTATGCATGACAAGCAAGAACATAAAGGTGAGCACACAGACCTTTCCAAACTCAAAAAAGGTGGTCGCGCCAAAAAAGACTGCGGCACCGTACGCAAATACAAAACTGGTGGCATGGTGGAAAACCAATATGCAGCTAAAAAGTCCGGTAAAGACATTAAAGATATCGCCAATACCAAGCGCCAAAAACCAGAAATGTTATGTGGTGGAGGCAAAGCCTATGCAACTGGCGGTTCTGTTCAAGCAGGTGCTACAGTCTCTCAACAAAAATTTTATGATCAAAATAAAGCTGCAGCAAAGAAAAAAGAAGCTGCCGCTGATTACGAAGCTTTTGGTTCCCGTGGTGATGCAGCCCGCAAAGGCATGGCAGAAGGTCGCATGGACGCCCTTGGAAATCCTTACAGAAGAGGCGGAAAGGTCTGCTAATGCCATACAAATCAAAAGATCAACAAGCAGCAATGTACGCTGCGGCCGCTGGTAAATCTACTCTTGGTATTCCTAAAAAGGTTGGCAAAGAATTTGTTAAAGCTGGCCCAGCTAGCAATAAATTACCCCAAAAAGTAATGAAACGAGCCGCTGGCCGCGGAAGGTAATATGGCGTATTCAGATACGTACAATAAAACCAAGATTACTGTTGATCAGTTAATCTCGTACGCTTATCGCGATGCCGGTAAAACGGCAGAAGAAATGACGCCTGAGTATGTTAATGCTGGGCGTCAAGCATTGTTCTACATCCTACAAAACAGTGTCAACCGCGGCATCAATATTTGGTTGCAAAAGATTGAAGTGTTGGGACCACAAACCAACCAGCAAGTCCTTTACATGCCGCCCAATTGCGTGGATGTATTAGAAGCCAATTGGGTTTATATTGTAAACCCCACCATCTCTGCAGCACTTCCAATCGACAACATTGATTCTCCTATTTTGTTTGACCAGCAAACCAATAGTGATTTAGAATTACATGCTACATCCACACTTGCTGAAAACTATTTTGGTGTGGCATATGACGGGCAGCAACGTATTTACTATGTTGGATTTAACTGCTATGCACCGATTACTGGCGAAGCAACTTATAATTTAGATTTTCAAGTTAGTAATGATGGCATTGATTGGGTTACTTGGCAAGCGTTGCCAGAGACCACATTAAAAGACAGAACTTGGGCATACTTTCCAATTAACGTATCGCAGCAGTTTTACTACTATAGACTAAATAACCGTGATACTGGGAATACCTTTTCGCTTAGATCAATTCAGTTTGCTCAAAGCCAGCAAGTTATTCCGATGGCAAGACTTAATCGTACGGATTACTTCTCTTTACCAAACAAACAATTCCCAAGTCAACGTACTTTACAATATTGGTTTGATCGACAGATTGTGCCCGAAATGTATTTGTGGCCAGTGCCAAATAACAACTTTCAAGTATTTTCGTTTATCCTGGAATTACAACCTCAAGATGTAGGTTCGTTAACAAACGAACTGTATATGCCTGATCGTGTCATCCCATACTTCCAAGCTGCCCTATCACACAAACTGGCTATGCAGTTGCCACAAATTGATTTAAATCGAGTTGCATATTTGGAAAAACTGGCATTGCAAGCACGTACCGAATTTGAAGAAGAAGATCGCGATAAGTCGCCTATTTACTTCCAACCCAATATTAGCTACTACACACGATGACCAACGCATACGTTCAAACTTACGATAATTTAGTAGCTGATGTCATTTCCTACATGGAAAGAAATGATGTTGGGTTTATTGCTCAAATACCAAGCTTAATTGGTTTGGCAGAATCTGCAATTGCTGCTGAACTAAAAACGTATTTGCAACTTACCGTTGTAGAAACTACACTATTGGAAAACCAAGTTGTTCTTGCAAAACCTGCGCGGTGGAGAAAAACAACTTCTATGAAAGCAAACGGTAAACCTATTTTAATGCGTTCACAAGATTATATTGCACAATATCAATCTGAATCAACGCCAGGTCAAGTTTTGTATTACGGCGAATATGACTACAACAATTGGGCGTTTGCTCCTGCACCAAATGCAGATACCCCCGTTGAAATTATTTATTACAGTGAAATTCAACCGTTAGATTCGTCTAACCAACAAAACCTTTTTACAAGAGAAGCGCCACAAGCGATGTTATTTGGCACATTATTACAAGCTCAGGGGTATTTAAAAGCACTAGATAAATTGCCAGTGTGGAAACAATACTACACAGACGCTTTAGCAGCACTTAAAAAAGAAGACAACTCTCGCCGTATTGATCGCAACACTACGGTTCAGGAACCATAAAATATGTCAACATTTGTATCCCCATTTACTGGCGACGTTATCCTACCAACGGACGTATCCTATTATGCTCTCTCATTTAGTGCCGACACTCAGCTTGTCTGGCCTGCTGTCGTTAACGGTCAACAAGTTCCTGCCTCCCGTATTATGGATTGTGTTGCTACTCTTGGCAATCTTAACATCTTATTACCTGATGCTACTCAAGGTTCGCTTGGAACAGACATCCTTATGCGAAATTTGGGCCTCAATGATTTTGTGGTTACGGACGCAGATGGTGGGCAATCGGTTACGGTTGCTGTTGGTAAATCTCGTTACTTCTATCTTACTAATAACACTTCTTTGGGCGGTACTTGGGCAAACGTAGAGTTTGCTGCTGGCACATCTTATGCTGATGCGGCAACGTTGCAAGGCGCTGGATTAACAACTATTTCTGGTAAATTGGCAACCACCCAAAATATTGTAAACGTTACTACGACACCAACTATTACCAACGCAAGCCGTGCTGCTACATTTGTATGGAACAGTGGCGCGGGTATGTTTCCGTTGCCAACTATTGGTTCGTTATCTACGGGATGGTACATTGGTTTTAGGAACGCCGGCACAGGTTCATTAACTATTATTCCACAAAGCCCTACATTAATTAACGGCCAAGCTAGTATTGTTGCTAACCCGGGTGATTCTGGATATATTATTTTTGACGTTAACTCTGGCAACTTTATTACGGTTGGACTGACTTCTCCAGCAAACGTAACATTTACATCAGCAACTTATGATGTGGATTCTATCCCTGGCAATACTTTTAGTTTAATTACCTATGCGCCTATTATTCAAAACTACATTGCACAAACGGGTTCTCGCACACAAACGCTAACTGTAACTTTACCAGCAACAACTCAAATTTATATTTTAATTAATGCTACAGGTCATGCCGATTACAATGTGCAATTTGTTATTGAAGGTAGCGTACAACCACCATTGGTTGTTGCGACTGGCAATATTGCAACGGTTTTAAGTGACGGTCAAAATCTGTATTTGTTAACATCTACAGCATCTAATATTTTTTATGCTGTTGATGGTGAAGCAGCCTCACCAGCTTTTTCATTTATTTCAGACTCTACAACTGGTATGTATTTACCTGGACTAAACATTCTTGGTTTAGCTGCTAATGGTGTTGAAATTATTGATATAAACAACACTAATACTTTGCAACCATTGGTTACCGTAAATGCAGAATTAAGAGCCCAATTAATTTCAGGTGGAACGTTTTAAATGGCGGCTGATGACCGACAGCAGGATAGCACTCAATTTACACAGATTTACAGCCTGGTAATTCCGGCTGGTATTAGACGCGACGGTACAGTATTCCAAAATGACCAATACACTGATGGTGTATGGTGTCGTTTTCAACGCGGTGAAGCAAAGAAAATGGGTGGGTTTGCCACCCTTTTTACTAGTTTTAGTGGCATTTACCGGGGTATGATTAACATACCATACAACGGTGTAAACTATGTATTTGCGGGTAATGCCGCAGGTTTAGACGTTTTTACAACCGGAACGACTTACGGTAGCGGTAGCGGCCCTTATGTTTGTGTTCCCTTACATGGTTCAGTATTTGCCAATGTAACATCAAATACTACATCCCAGGTTGTTGTACCTGGCGATGCTACAGTAACATTTGGTGTTGGTACAGAATTTATTATTGATCAAATTGGAACCCCTGTTGTTTATACAATTACTGGTTCTACTTATGCAGTTGGTCCCCCAGCGCAAACTACCATTAATTTTACGCCAAGTGCCCCCGCCGGCACAATCAGTAAAATTTGGTTAAATGATAGTATTTTTACACCGGATTCTCGCAACGATTGGCAGTTTGATGCTCAGTTTAGTCCATCAGGTGGTTTGTTAAATGTTTTAGCTCACCCAGGTAAAAATTTACAAAATATTGACAGTGGTGTTACATCACAAGTACTTGTGGGTAACGTGGCGCCAGATGCTAATAATCAATTTTTATTAACTGGTTTGTGTGATAGTAACGGCCAAAATCCAACATATAAACCAATCAGTGTTGATGGTGGTGTTTGCGTTTTATATCCGTTTATTTTTGTATACGGATCACATGGCTTTATTGCTAACAACAACGTAGACGTAACACCCGGTAACTATGCCACACAAAACTTTTACGATTGGAATGGTCCATTTGCCAACCAGGTAAACGTAGCAAGTTCTAAAATTGTCAAAGGCATGGTAATGCGCGGTGGTACTAATTCGCCATCCGGATTATTTTGGGCTACTGATAGTTTAATTCGTGTTTCCTTTAACCCGCAAGCTACAAGTTTGTATTGGTCATACGATATTATTTCTAGCCAAATTTCTATCATGTCGTCCAATGCTGTTGTTGAAATGGATGGCATATTCTTTTGGATGGGTGTTGACCGATACTATATGTACGGTGGATCAGTCAAAGTATTGCCTAACGACAAAAACGTAAACTATTTATATAACAATATTAATTACGAGCAAAGACAAAAAGTTTGGGCCACTAAAATTCCAAGGTATAATGAGATTTGGTTCTTTTATCCTCGCGGCACAGCAACAGAATGTACCGATGCAATTATTTATAACGTAAAAGACAATTTGTGGTATGACGCCGGCCAAGCTATTGGTAGCCGCCGTTCTTGTGGTTATACAACTGAATTATTTCCCACACCAATTTGGGCTGGTTGGGAATACAATACATCATTTAGTAATCCTATTGCAATTATTAATACTCCTGTAGGAGCACCGGCACCTGCATCTAACCAGGTTTATCTTGGTAATGATGTATCTAACATTGTAAGCCCTGGCGATACTATTACGCTTTCTAGCGATTTAACTAGTGATCCACAAAAAACATATTCCGTTATTGGAAGTACTTATGATTTTGGATATAACGCCACGCTTGTAACAGTGTCTGTTAATTTTACAACTAGTACTGATGCTGGTGTTTTAGTATTTCCTACATCCGGTGGCTATACTATTTGGCAGCATGAACACGGCCTAAACCAAATTACACTTCAAAATGAATTGGCTGTTTATTCTAGCATCACCACCAGTGACATTAGTTGGTTAACTGGAAACCCCAGTCAAAATGGTATTACAGGTATAAATCGTCGTATGCATTTACGCCGTGTTGAGCCTAACTTTTTGCAAACTGGCACTATGTCAATGACAATTTTAGGTCGCAAGTTTGCTTCAGGACAATACGAAGAAAACTCAGGTCCTTACTATTTTACGCCTGATACAGGCAAAATTGACCTACGTGTAGAACATCGTTTGGTGCGTTTAAAATTTGAATCTAACGATATCAACGGAAATTATGAAATGGGTCGTAACTTAATTACTGCTGAGTTTGGTGATGAGCGCCCCTAGCATACAAGTCTTTTTTCCTTTTGTCCCAGCCACTATGACCTGGGAAGAATGGAACGGCAATTTTATTATTTATTATGGGCAGGAAACGTTGCCAGACGTGCCGGAATCAGAATGGCGCGATGCAGCAGACCAGATAGCCTCATTGCCTACATTTGCAGCATATCCGGTGCCAAACTCTAGCACCTTTGCAGATTGGCAAGATTGGGCCTCAGAAGTAACCACCATTATTAATGGTCCAAGTCATTGATTTAGGGCGAAAAAAGCCATAATTTTGCATTAGTAGATATACAACTAATGGGTTAAAATGGCTTGTAATGGACATTATAGAACTTTCTGACAGCCGGTTTCCTGAGTTTTTTGAACTTGTAAAAGTTATGGTGGCTGAGTCTGAATTTAAAGAAGCAAAACCGGATTTTGCCGCAATTTGGCGATTGTATAAAAATGAAAACGTTAACGTTTTTTTAGCAATTGACCAAAATAAAGTAATCGGGTTTATTAGTGGCTTAATAACCACTTACTTTTTTAGTAAAAAAATGCGGGTTACGGATTTAGGTTTTTACATTACCGAACAATATAGAGGCTCAAGAGCTGCTATTAAACTTATTAAAGCTTTAGAAGTTTGGGCAAAACAAAATAATATAACGGATGTTTGTTTAGGCCAAACAACAGCGGTAAACATAGAAAAAACTCAACAATTTTATAATAGGTTAGGTTATAAAACTGTTGGGTTTAACACAGTTAAACACTTGGAATAATAACAATATGTGCGATGGTTTAGGTGATGCTTTTAAAGGTATGGATCCTGGTCGAGCTATTGGCAATCTTCTTGCAAATCTCGACAAAACAGTGGGTAAAGAAATACCTGGTGGATGGACTACGGTTGCCGGTTTAGCAGCAGCTGTTGCAACCGCTGGCGCCGCATCTGGCTTTCTTGCCGAAGAAGCCGCAATTGAAGGCACTGAAATTGCTGGTGATGGAACTATTACTACAAATTTTACTGACGGATCTTCTGCTATAGTAGATCCTTCTGGCGCAACAACTTATATTACACCAGACAACTCGATTGCTGGTATGACTGAAGTGCCTGGTGGCGTTCCAGTTGAAGCACCTCCTGTGGGTGCCGATACAGTAGTACACGCCCCGGATTTTCCTACCCCCGGTGCCGAGTCAGTACCATCACCAACATCCACCCCTGGCGCTGATTCTGTATTAAACGCCCCCAATGTTAACGTCAACTTAACTCCTCCCGGAGTTACTAGCCCAGGGTCAATACTGCCTCCGTTAGAAGGTTCTGGTGCTATTCCTGGTGGCGCAGCAACCACAATCGGTGGTGGTGGATTAACTGGCGCATTGCCAGCCGGTACGGTGGTAGGTGACGGCACACTTGGAACAACACTTGGTCAAACTTATATGGCCACCGACGCCGGTGGTTTTGCGCTTGATGCTTTAGGAAACGCAATTCCTGCAAGTTCTGTGGGTATTGGTGGTTTTGCGCCTAGCACTGGTCTTGATGCTCTTGATGCCCTTTCTAAAGCTAAAAAAGTTGCAGATATTACTAAATCACTAACTGGCTCTTCTTCAGTTTCTAAAGTAAAAACCCCTTTTACAACAGGTATGTTACCGACAGCAGGACTGGGCTCATCAGTACCACTGAATACCGACACATCAAGTAATACTTATGAATCCCCTAAAGCAACATTTGTGCACGGTCAACAAATTGCTGTGCCAGGAATGACAGGGTCTGAAATTGCACCTACTGCACCACAAATGCAAACACAAGCTGTTACTCCATTAGATCTCCAATTAATTCAACAAGCTGCAGGTGGCGGTATTATTCATATGGCTGGTGGCGGTGATTTGCCAATGCAAGAAGTTCGCATGCGCGGTAAGCAGTTTGGTCATTATCAACCCCGTACCGGTTTAAGTCTTGTGCCCCATTTTGCGCCTGGTGGTGAAATTGAAGGGCACAACCCTACATTCTTTTCCCCTGGTGGTTTGGCGTCCATGGAAAACACCTACGTCAAAGGTGAAGGCGATGGAACAAGCGACAGCGTAGCAGCCATGTTAGCCGATGGTGAATTTGTAATACCGGCTGATGTAGTATCTAAACTTGGAAACGGCAGCAGCGATGCTGGTGCTAAAGTTTTAGATAATTTCTTAATTACAATTAGGGATCATGCACAAAAACATGATCCAAAAGATTTGCCACCAAAAAGCAAAGGTGCTTTGGCATACTTATTAGACGCGAATAAAAGAGTGAGAGCATAATGGCTGGAACAACAGGATCTACTGGGTTAAACAATCTGCTTACAGATAGTATGCAGGTGCAAACTACGCTGCCAGATTGGTACAATCGTGCACAGCAAAATGTTATTAGTAACGCCGGTACAGCTTTAGGACAAGCTCCTGCCTTTCAAAACACAGCGGCTCAAGGCGCAGTTAACACATTAAGCGGACCATCAAACCCTTATTCACAAGGCCAAGCTGCTTTAAATACAATTGCTACCGGTGCAGCTAATCCTTGGATTACTAGTGCCACAGGTCAAGTTACACCAAACACAGCAACACCGTTAGGTGGTTTATTTGCTGCTGAGAACGCACAATTAAACCAATTATTACCTAACTATACCGCTGGTGCAAACGCCGCCGGAATCGGTGCGGGACAATTTGGTAGCTTACGTGATATTACTGGTGTTTCTAAAGCTAAAGCAGATGCGCAATCTCAATTGTTTGCACAGCAAATGACTGCCGCATTACAAAATCAAAATGCTGGCGTGGCAGCTGGTACAGGACTTGGTGGTCTTGGTTCTCAATCAATAAAATCTGGCTTAGATGTTGGTGCTGCGCAAATGAACGCACCGTTTGTAGCACCTGGCAATTATGCTAACATGATTAATGCTGTAAACGTTCCTGGCACTGTTACACAACAAAACCAAATGGGTGGTGTATCCACACTAGGCGCATTAAGCAAGATCCCTTCTGCCGCTGGAAACTTATTAAATAGTTTAGGCATCACCGGAAAATCTTTTGGTGGTTTGGGTAATAAAGTTATGAACGCTTTAGGTTTAACCGGTAGTCCAGTACAAGGAACCGGCGCTAACGGTGGTCCAGGGCTTGGTCAAATAACTGGTTCAGATGGTAAAATTTATGAAGATCCATCTTACGGGACTGGCTACCAGGGACCAAATGTAACGAGTGACACTCCACCTCCTGAAGCACTAAACCCCGATGGTTCATATGGAGTTAATGTAGCAAATCCAAATTCTGGTTGGCATCAAGACCAAACCGGAAGTTGGTATAATGTTAATGAACCTTCCCAAATACCTTTACCTTCAACACCGGATTTAGCAGATGTTGGTAATATTGGTGACATGGGCAGCAGCCTGTTCGGTTAAAGATAAATTATATGATAAATCCAGATCAAGATACTAATAGTTCATTAACGACTGACAGCTCTGAGCCAAAAGGCGGTCTGCCGGTTATTTCCCCTATTAAATTTACTCCCGGTGGTAAAGGTCAAATTGCAACTATGACTGCTCCTAGCGGAATACTAATGGATGCAGAAACAAATAAAAACATTTTGCAAAACATGCAAAAACTTCTTGAGGAAAAACCTCTTGAAAAGTTTCAAAATGATTTACAAGAAATGTCTGCTTGGGCTCAATATAACAAAGAACCAATGTTTCGCCATTTAGCCGAACAAAAACAACAAAAAGAAGCTCAACGTTATAACATTGCACAATCTATAGCTGCCCTTCAAGGTAGTCAAGGTGCGTTACAAAGAGCAGCAACATCACTAACTTCTCCACAAGCTGAGGCAGCTGGTGTGCCTGGTGCAGCTGGTGCTGCCCCGATAGGAGCTGCGCAAGGCCCAATTAATCCTGCAACACAAGCTGAAATAAATCGTTTAATTTATGAAGAAGGAAACGTAGCTGCAGCACAAGCTTTACGTAAAAGGGCATTTGACGAATACAATGCGGCAAGCCTGAAGAAACAATTTAGTGCCGATATGGATACGCCGGTTGATTTTATGAATCCGGTTACCAACAAACCCGATAAAATAACTCGTCGTTTGTGGGTTCAATACACTGAAAATAGACCTGAAATTGCAGCTTTAATTTCTAAAGCAAACCCCGGACTAAATCAAACCCTAACTGCTCCAACTCAAGGTAAAACTACAGCCGCTGATTGGGCTGTTGATAACGGTTTTCAAGTTATTAGTGGCACAAGAACACCTGCAGAAAGTGCGGCGTTGGTTCACCATTACGATGAAAACGGTGTTCCAAGAACTGCTCAAGGTCGCCCAATTGATTTAAAAACAAGCCCACATTTTACTGGTGATGGCTTTGATGTAAAACCTGGTTCTGTTACTCCTGAACTAGAAGCAAAAGCCGCAGCTGCGGGATACAAGCGTGGCGCTGGTATAGAAGAAAATCATTTTTCTAGAATTAAACCTGCAACTGCTGCAGCACCGATGGGCGGCACTCCAAGTTTGCAAGAGTTTGAATCCGGTGTTAAAAAGACTGAAGCAAGTCAAAAAGCATTTTTAGAAGGTCCTTACAAAGATTTGCAAGCTCGGGTTACTGCGCAGCATGATACTGTTGACTTATCTAACCAAGTATTAAATGCATTAAAAAATGGCAAACAAAGCGATTTTGGTCCTGGAACTAGTATTAACCAAATGCTAAGTAAGTATGCTCAGGTTCTTGGTATCCCACAAAAGCCTGAAGAAATTGAAAAATACATGCGCAATTTGAGCATAGAGCAAGCTCGTAAATTAACGTCTGCAGCCGGTGCAAGAGCTGCTATGGGTTCTCAGTTTACTGCTCAAGAAAGTGAATCTTGGTTGGCTAACTTTGCTGGCATTAATGATCCATATGAATACACTAAAAATATGTATCAATTGCAAAAAGCAAAAGCATTGGTTGATGATGATTTAATGGATACTTTAATTAAAAATCCTGGCAATGAACAACAAGCCTTTTTGGATTGGAAGAAAAGCGGTGCCAGAGATAGAATTATGGTAGAAAACGTTGACGCGTTTAAAGATGGTCCTAAAAAAGGTAAAGCTGCTAAAGCTGCAGCCAATCCAATTGCAACTGAAGCAACACAAAGATTTGGTGCCTATGAGCCAGATAAATGGACTTACGGTAAAGACGACAAGGGATTTTATCGGGAACCTAAAAAATAATGGCCAGAGAATATGCACCAGAAGTTCCTGTTGGTCGTGAATACGCAGCTGAACCTAAGGCGGCCCCATTTACACCTGACGAAGATACCCAATATACAGAAGCAGGCATTCCTTTAATTGCTCCTAGCGGTCAAGTTGCGCCTAAAGGCGGAGAGACTGCTGCTAAAATAATGACTGACGTTGTTGGTGCTCCTGTTCGTGCTGCTATGGCAGTTGCTAAACCTGTTACCAATGTAATGAGTTGGATGGGTATGGAAGAGCCTGGCAAAGCGCTCAAACAAATGGATACCGGCATTAAGGAACAAGGTCCTGAAATGCCTTTGGGAAGTTTGCCTTACATTGGTGATATTTCTTTAAAAGGGCCAGTGGGTTCTTTAGCTAGTTTAGGTGGTGACATCTACAGCTATGGAAAAATATTAAGTGGTTTAGGTAAACTTGGCGCTCCTCTATCTCAAATCCCGGGTGCTGCTCCTGTTGTCAGCGCTATTGCAAAAAGTCCTGCACTACAATCTACATTAGGTGGTGGCGCTGTTGGAGTTCTCGGCACAGAATCACCGACAGAAATGATAAAAGAAGGCGCTATTGGCGCTGGATTAGGTGCGTTAACACATGGTGTATTGACAGGTGCAGGCAAAGTGCTTGACCCAGCTTTACAACGTGCTAAAGATTTAATGGCTAAAGGCTTTACCAAAGAAGAAATCATGCGTGATACTTCTATTGGGCAAATGCTCGGTGGCGCAACTCAAAAAATTGAAAACTTTTTGGCAACACTTCCATTTAGTAGAGCTGAAGAAGCTATTGGTAAAGGTCAAAAGTCTTTAACCGAGATTGCTAAAGAAAAAGCGGAGTTGGGCACACAAGCTACTAAACAAGCTATTACTGGCATGAAAGAAGCTAAAGATGCTTCTTTAAATACATTAAAAACAAATTTAGAAACTAAGCATGCTAATTTTGATAAGCAGCATGATATGTTCTTTAAACAACGCGCTGATAAATTAGCTGCTGAAGAAGAGCAATTTAGTATTAATCAAATTAATAAAGCGCTTGCCCCCATTGGTGAGAAATTGCAACCCGGCGTAAAAGGTACTGAAGCGATTAAATACGCTCAGGAAAAATTGGGCAATGCCTATACTAAACCATTATCGGAAATGGATGATATTCGATTCTCGCCAGAAGCAGAGACTGAGTTTAAAACTTTAGCCGAAAGTCATAAAGATGATTTAATTGGCACTAAGTATGCTGACATGTTGGATTCCGAAATAGATAAACTGGTTGCTAAAGCTGGTGATTCTCGTTTGTTAACACCAGATCAGTGGCACACACAGTTAAAAGCTTTGGGTGACAAGGCATACAAATACGGAAAAAGCTTTGACCCAGAGCAGCAACAGTTTGGTCAAGCATTAAAAGACATACGAAGTGCTTGGGCTGATTTGGCAGACAACGAAGGCATTCGTGCTGCCAATAAAGCCTACAGTCTTTTTCAACCCGCCCAAAAAGCTTCTAGCTACATTAAAAGTGTGGCTGATCAAGGTGGTGTGTTTGATCCTAAACAATACCTTAACGCCATTAAATCTGAAACAAGCACAAAACGTTTTGCTGGTGCAACCCATCCTGAGCAAGCTGAGGCTGTGGCAGCTTACGAGCAAATGATGGCTAAACGCGCTGCTGAAAAGAAATTAGAAGCGGATACAAAAGCTTCAACTGCTGCAAAGAAAAAAGCAGAAAAAGCAGCAATTTCAGAAAGTTCTAAAACCCAAAGTAAAAACCTTACCAAACAAGCTGATTATCTTGAAGCACAAGCAAAAGCTCAAAATAAATTAGCTAAAGAAGGTATTGATATTGCAACAACTGGCGAAGGCGG